GCTTGGGACCCCAGGGACCGGCCCCCCACCTCTCCTAGCTTACACTAGGAAAAGTGTTTCTCCGGCCCCTGCTACGCTCAGATGCGTTTCGAAAATGTTTTACAAGTTTTCCAGAGTTATGTATTCCTCTGGGTCCTTGTTTGACGGAGAAACCATCAACATTAGACAGGGTTCGTTACCTTCCTAATGTGAGCACTATCAGAATACCTCTCCTTGCGAGGGAGAAATAACCTAAGGTCTAGGCCTCTCGGCCGTCGACCCGCTCACACTCAGAGCGATCAAAGGACTTAATCGCTTCCCTGCTCTTAGGGGCTAGGATATGTCAAGTCGTATTACACGATTCGGCGTCTCTTCTACCCTTTCGAGTAGCGATTTGATTATCTTACTTCACTGTCGAACGTAGGTGATCTATTTCAATTCCTATTCGTCCGATCAGCTTCAAGGCCGATCTCAAGCTTAACTTACGGTATTCGCGGATTCCCGCAGTACTGTATAGTGGATACAATACGTCGGATCACCTCGATTCGGCGTCTCTTCCTAGAGTTACCTAGGCGATTTGGATATTCTACTTCACTAATTGTTAGTAGGTGGTCTATTTCAACTCCTAGTCTACCAATCAGCTTCAGAGCCGAGCTCAAGATACCGCAGAAGTAGAGTCCCCTCTACTCCCTCCATAGGACCCTAAGAGTTGTTGACTGGGTCAACAGTTGCCCTAAACGTACTAGAGTAGCGATACCATCTCTTCAACATCTTTGATTCAGAAGTTGGAGGTTTCCCTCCTTCTACCCGAGTCTGGATATTACGAGGAAATGGTAGGCTCGCGAACTCAGTCTCGATTTCTCGAAATTGAGTCCACAAGTTCTCAAGGCTCTCCCAGTCAAGGGAACAGCCCGAGGACGAAGAGTCTAGCGATTCCGCAATCTGTACTGTCCGAGTTCGATATTCCATTGGCGGAGCCACTGGAACTCCTGCGGCAGAGGTAGGAACCTCTGTAGCACGGACGAACGGGACACGGGGTTGTACACTTGGAGTAGACAGACGGCCTTTACGGAGCGATGCTGAGACCCACTCGTTGAAATCGTTCTCATTGTCATATTCAGAGTGCCACTCTGGCAACACAGTTGCCTTGAGGTGCTCCAAATAGAGGGCTCTGAGATCGAGGTCAGGATGTGGAACAACACCGGCCTCCGTAATTACCGTGCCTTTAGGGTCTGGTTCGTATACAGCCTCCAGGCGAGCATTATACTCGTCTAAAGTCTGCGGACGATACCACTGTCCCTCTTCCATGTACCACCCCTCGGGTGGACAGAAGACTTCCTCTACTATCTCTTTTGTCTCCGGAACTGTTGGAGACAATAAGATTTCCTCTAGCTTAGTACGAAGGTCCCGCGCGGTTATGACCACGTCCAAGAAAGCCTCCCGATACACCGTCTCATTTAGGGAATCCACCACCTCACTAGGTGTTGTGGCTTCAATCCCTGGATGGGACGATGCTCGTGAAGGATCTCTAGGCGTCGTGCCATAATGTTCGCGATCTCTATAGACCGTCCCCAACCTCTTAGCCTCCGCTATTAACGGAGAATAGGAGTCTAGGAATTCGAGAATGAGTTTTACCTCACTTTCGAAGAATAATCTACATAGACCGTGAACCCGGGTCATGGAAGTCTTATATAGGGAAGTTACCGATTTTAACGGTAACCAACCTTTTAAACCTTTATAACCAGGACCGCCAGGACCGTAGAACGTGAGAATATAGTTACGCAATCGTTTTGGGAGCGAGAAGAGTCTCTTAGATGCTGAAGCTTTTGCGCGATACCCATATCCCAAGACAGATAGCATCTGTCCAAAAGACAATGAGTATTTACGCACTAGCTCCAATAGACCAGCAAGTGATTGCCGGCCTACCACAAACTCAGCGAATGGAACCATTGAGACGTTCACTCCATTAAGGAATGTTCGCTTCGCAAATTCCATCGCTGAGCCTGATGTTGAAATCAGGGACTTGTGGTCCCCAATCCCCACATCAAGAGCCTTCATGATCCCAGCGTATTGTTTGGCTACACAATCACGCGCTATAACTACGTCGTCTCCCAAGACGGCGTAGCCCTCGTACCATGGTTTATTAGCGGTAAGTACGCCCGCCTTAAAGGCGGACCACTGAACGATTGCATGGTGTAGAAAAGCCAGCATCGCCCAAGAACTGAGCGCACCCATTGGCTGTCCGGTTGCATACTGGACATATCCCAGCTCAGAGACGGTCTGACTAAGACCGCCTTTAAACTTGATAGTCTTGGGACAGTGATACTTCCGACCAACCATTAGGCAGCCCCACAGCTCTGCCCCCCAACTAGTTAAGAAGGGAGACAGTAGTACTTTTTGAAGTACGATAGGCAGACGATCAGTAGCAGCCGACAGATCAAATGAATACAGGGAAATTGGTTTAGAGAATTTCTTCTCATTAGCTTCTTTCCAAGTAAACAAATTTCTTATCGGTCGCTCCTGATCAAATGTCCCATCCTGTGGTATCCGCTCCAGTAGCCCAAAGATCGCCTTATGAAGACGATCAAAGAGCCACTGTGTCCAAGGATCGACCATGGCAAACACCCGGACTTTACCGGCTGGTTCCGGTTTGAACCCAAGTTTCCCAAGCCAATTAGTTGCCTCAAACGGACATTTAGGTCCGCCTGAGGTTAAGGGAAGGGAATCCTCCCAAACCCACAACTCTTTGGCCCAAGATTCTATTCGGTTCAGCACCCACTGGTTGGAAGTCATTTTACACCAATTTTTTAAAATTGGGTATAGAGGACTTTTCAACCACGTGTATGCGGAAGCCAAAATAGATGCGGGAGAAGTGCTCTGAGCTCCGCTCTGAACACTATCCCCTCGCACCGCGGGTCCAGACTTAGAAATCAGGAACGGTTTAGCCCGGAGTCCCTTCAAGAACTCCAATGGACCCTCGCCCTCTTCACTCCACAGTGCATCAGTTACTGTTCCATCTTTATGGAAGAGTTTCTTCAACACAGGGGTAAAGTGGTTGAATACGAATTGACTAAATTCGTATGTCATAAGAGGATCTCCACCGTACTCTTTCGTAATGGTACTTATCTTCACCTTTCCTGGGAAATCTAATACTCGGTATAAGCCGAATAGAGTCGCCCAGAATCGGATAGTCCAAGTATCACCCGATCGAATACGTGCCCGGTGAAGGGCTGGAATTATTGAAGGGATCCCACCATGCGTTCGACCGACCCGGGCCCCGAAGGGTCCCAGATCGTGTAGTCGTTGACCACCGACCACCTGTTGGAGCATAGAGGAGCAAGCCTTGAGATAAATCACAAGGTACTTGATCCCTCCATGTTTGTACAACCGATGATAGGTAGCCAACGTGGTGATTACCACTTTGACAACTGAAAGGTTGACTCTCCGTCCCAACAGTGATACACATC